CAGAACCGAATCAATGTTCTCAACGACATCGTCAAACAGCGCACCAAACAAATCGAGGATAAGACCAATGCAAAGATCGAGGCACTCAAGAGCACACCGGACACTACCGGCTGCGCTTCTACTCGCGCTCCTGCTGCCGTTCTGCACCTCGTGCAGTAACCCCGTGTTGGTGCGCCTGCCCATGCAGGATTGTGCCGACCCGAAGCTGGAAGGGGAAACCTGGCGTGACATCGCGATCCTCGCGGCGAAGCGCAAGGGTTCCATCGAAGAATGCAACGCTCGACTTAGAGCAATCAGAGAGGAGATGCAAGATGCGCGTTGAGTACCAAGTACCAATCAACGTCAAGATTCGGAAGGTCATTGAGGATGCCACCGCCAAAAATCAAAAGATCGAGTGCATTCGACTCACTGACGCGGAGTGGGACGAGGTGATGAACTACCTCAGCCAAATGGCTGGGACCACCTACACGTCCTTATCCGAGTTGGCGAACCCGCCGGCCACCTACACGTCCTTATCCGAGTTGGCGAACCGCCGCCGCGAGCGGATGTGTGGCCGGCGGGTGCGTATGGAGCAGCACTGGACGTTGTTCGGTGTTCGCATCGAGCTGGAGGGTCTCCGTGACTAAGCACAAACTATTCACCCTTGCGGAGACCGGTGTGTGCCCGCTGTGCTCCGCAGCCATGGTGCAGGATAACCGCATCCGCCTGACCGCAGCCATCGGCTGGGTTGTCACCCGCGCGTATGTGTGCGGCAGTTCACTTGGTGGACTCATCGGCACGCCTATGGTCATGGAGGTCGAGTGTGACCGGGCGCACTGGCGCAAGAGTCGGGCTGCGTGAGAACGCTCCTGATCGACGCCGATCCGTACGCCTATAAGTACGCCAGCCGAAACCAGACCAATGTGGATTGGGATGGTGACGGCGACTCCGCCATCTCGACTGACGTTGAGACCGCCTACGCGGAGCTGAAGGAAGACCTCGACACACTCGCGGTCACCCTGAAGGCCGACAAGGTGGTGGTCTGTCTCACCGACTACGACAACGTCAACTTCCGCAAGTCCATCTTCCCCGGCTACAAATCCAAGCGTGGCGTGAAGCCCCTGCTGTTGCCGGAGCTGCGCGCATTCCTGGCGGAGAACTGGAAGTCCTACATTCGTCCGACCCTCGAGGCCGATGACATCCTCGGTATCCTCGCGACCCACCCGACGCTCCTCAAGGGGCAGAAGGTGATCGTGTCCATCGACAAGGACTTGAAGACGGTGCCGGGCTTCCTCTACAACCCCGACCACGAGAAGCGTGGTGTCGTGGAAGTGGGTGCCCGCGAGGCGTACCACTACTTCATGACGCAGGTGATCACCGGAGACCAGACGGACAACTACCCCGGCTGTCCCGGTGCCGGCCCGAAGGCTGCCGAGAAGGTTCTCCATACCGACGTGGGCACGCGCCGAGCGATGTGGGAAGCAGTGGTGTCCGTGTATGAGGCCAAAGGACTGACCGAGGAGGACGCCATCGTGCAAGCACGGTGCGCCCGCATTCTTCAGCACGAGGACTACAACTTCAAAACCAAGAGGCACATCCTGTGGACACCGCCAAAGAAGTAGAGCGCGACTGCAACAACTGCCAGAACCACAGGCAGGCCCGCCCGCATTATCCCGCCCACAACGGGGTGGATGCAATGCGGATCGTAAATTGTGAGCTGTGCCTTCTGACCCCAACTCTTGACTACTGGAAACCAGACGCATGAATAAAGAACCAACCATGATCTTCGGAACCGCAACGGTACCGGAGAAACCTCTCGAAGGGGCACAGCTACCAACTTCGGTGGAGACGGCAATCGCCTACCGCCGGCAGCTGACTGGCATCTGTCAGACCTCCGACAAGCTCCCGGCCACGCCAGCCGTCAACGACGTCTGGAAGATCACCGGTGACGTCACCAATCCGTTCAACTATTACGTCATCTGGAACGGCAGTGTGTGGGTCGAGACCATTGCTCCAGGCCTGCCAAGCAACCCGTCGGTCGAGGATATTGTTGCCAACCTCAACAAGCTGACGGCGGAAATCCTATCAGAGGTGGAGGAGGCCAAGGACAACGCTCCGGTCAGCCCTGAAGTGGAGAAGGCCATCGACGTTGCCACAGGCGTCCACCTCCCGACCAACGCAGTCGTCCGCAAGTCCCTCCCGCTGTACTCCGGGTGCCTCAAGTATTTCCCTGACGCACTGGTGGCCGTGGCCGAGTTGTCCCGCATCGGGAACGACCAGCACAACCCCGGCCAGCCGCTGCGCTGGGATCGTAGCAAGAGCGGTGACGAACTAGATGCGCTCTCGCGCCACCTGCTCGACGCCGGCACATTTGATACGGATGGCATTCGTCACTCCGCCAAGGTGGCATGGCGCGCGCTGGCGAACCTCCAGAAGGAGATCGAGGGAAACCGTGCAAAGTAGACTTGAGTCACTCCTTGAGTCCAGCCTGAACACGGCCAGCGGTTTCGCTGTGTCCTTCGCTGCGTGGCGCTGGGTGGTGGTGCCGCTGCTGGGACTTCCGGTGGACAACGCGCAGAACCTAATTATCACCGGTTTCTTCACGGTGTTATCGGTCGCCCGGTCATACTTGTGGCGGCGCTACTTCAACGGCAGGCTCCACTTTGGAGCACCAGAGAACCCACTATAGTAGAAGTACCCACGAATTTCCCGCGATTTCATGCAGTCCTCCTCGTAGTTATTTTGCCCCATTCACAGGCCCGCCGATGTCAATATCGACGGGCCTGTGGGTGGGGCATTTCTCCCTCATTGAGACCACCCCATGGAACGCATTCCTCCCAGTTCGTACGCCCTGATTGACGCCTTAAACACCGAGTTCCCCGAAAGATGCGCCCAGCCCGGTCAATCCATGGATGACATTCAGCGCGCCGCAGGCCGCCGCGAAGTCGTCAATATGCTCCTCCGCCTCCGCGCTGAAGAGACCGAAGATATTCTCTCACGCGCCACCACCTCCTAGGTTCAAACCATGTGTACTGCAAAGAAACCACAGATCCAGCGCGCAGCGCTCGGCACCGACGCGCCGGCCGGATTCACCACGCCCGACCAGATGCTAGGGCTTAACCAGTCCGCCTCCACCTCCGCCTCCGCTGGCGGTCGCAACGCCCTCCGCATTGACCAGAACGCCCCACAGGTGAACGCCACGGCTGGTGCCATGTCGGAGAATGACGTGGTCACTGACCCGAATCAGATCGCCAAGCAGGCGGCCTATGACGCTGAGACCGGTGTTCTGGCCCAGCAGGCCAAGCATGATGAGACACTGAAGCGCCAGAAGAATCTGGACTTACTCAGCGGTCACCACGTCGCCAAAAAGATTGGCAGCACGATGGCAGCGCGTCTCCCGAAACTCTTCGGTAAGAAGGGTCGCCTGTTCTAAGCCATGGACGCCCCGACCACCGCGCAGTTTGCCTCACGCTTTACCACACTACTCCCCCTTCGTGATCCGGCCCTCCGCCGTGCGCGCAGTTGCGCTTCCATCACGATCCCATCGCTCATGCCCTCCTCCGAGCACGATGGTGCCACAGACCTCCCGACCCCGTTCCAAAGCCTAGGTGCACGCGGCCTGACCAATCTCGCCGCCCGCCTGTTGACCACCACTCTGCCGCAGGATGACCCGCTGGCAAAGATGACGGTCGACTTCGCCAAGATGCCCGAGATTAATGCCGACCCAGCACTCAAAACGGAAGTAGAGCAGGCGCTGGTAGCCATTGAGAAGGCCATCGAGAAGGAAGTGGAAGTCTCCGCTCTCCGCATCCCCACCTTGGAAGTTCTCAAGCAGCTGCTGGTATCCGGCAACGCCCTCATCTTCCTGCCACCCGATGGTGGCATGCGCGTGTTCCGTCTCGACCGCTATGTATGCAAGCGCGATCCGATGGGTAAGCCTTTGGAGATCGTGGTCAAGGAGAGCATTCACCCCATCGCACTGACCGACTTTGTCCGCATCTCGTGTGGCGTTAAGCCGGCGCAGGACGCACAGTACAAAGACGTTGACGTCTACACCCGCGTGATTCGTACGCAGGCTGGTTGGGAAGTTGCTCAGGAAATTAACGGCTTCATCGTTCCCGGCTCACAGGGCACCTACACTCTGGATGCTACCCCTTGGTTGGCCTTGCGGTTCTCCGCAATCGACAACGAGGACTACGGTCGCGGTTTCATCGAGGAACACTTCGGTGACCTCAAGTCCCTTGAGGCACTCACCCAGGCAATCGTTGAAGGCTCCGCCGCTGCAGCCAAGGTGCTGTTTCTGGTGAACCCCAACGGTACCACAAATCGCAAGACCATCGCAGAGGCCGCCAACGGTGCTGTGAAGACCGGCGTAGCAGCCGACGTGACCGTCCTCAAGATGGACAAGTACGCCGACTTCCGCGTGGCTCTCGAAGCCATCGGTGGAATCAGCGAACGCCTGTCCTTCGCATTCATGCTGCAGTCCTCCGTTCAGCGTAACGGTGACCGCGTCACGAAGGCTGAGATTCAGTACGTTGCCGGTGAACTGGAAGAGGCGCTGGGTGGAATCTATTCGATTCTCGCACAGGAGCTTCAGCTCCCGCTCGTACGTCGCATCATGCTTCAGCTGTCCAAGCGTGGCACCATCCCGGTGTTACCCAAGGGCACCGTGCAGCCGACCATCGTCACCGGTTTGGCCGCCATGGGTCGCTCTAGCGAACTGCGCCGTCTCGACGCTGCAGTTGGTCGTGTTATCCAAGTGCTCGGCCCTGAGATCGCTCTGCAATACTTCAACCCCGAGCTGTACATCCTGCAGGTTGCCATCGGAACTGGTGCCAAGCTGAAGGACATCATGTACACCGCAGACGAACGCGATGCCAACGCCAAGCAACAGCAGATGCAAGCTGTCGCAGCCGCCGCCGTACCGCACGTTGCGAAGGGTGCGATGGACAACATCAACATGAAGCAGGCCGCTGAACTGGCCCCAGCAAAGTAAACAGATATGGCAACCAAACTCAAACCCAAAGCACGCATCTCAGAGGAACTTATGGCAAACGCAATCCCAGTGAACATGGCCCCGAAGGCTGAGCCGACGGCTGACGTGATTACAGACGCCCCGGTCGTGGTGGAAGCCCCGGTCGTGGTGGAAGCCCCGAAGGGCCGCGTGTCCATCGGTATGCACGGCGAAACTGTAATTGACCATTGAACCAGCACGAGGAGAGTAAATGACAACCCCAGTCGTAGTCGAAACACCAGCAGCCGCCCCGGTCGTTGCACCGGTAGTTGCACCCATCGTTGCCACCCGCCCGGACAACGTCCCTGAGAAGTTTTGGGACGCCACCAAGGGCGCTGTGAATCAGGATGCTCTGCTCCAGTCGTACACGGAGTTGGAGAAGAAGAACAGCGCAGCGAAACCGGCAGAGCCTGTCGTCCCTGAGATGACCGAAGGCGAAGCCGCAGAGCACGACGCCACCAACAAGGCCGCTGAGGCCGCGTTGAAGCATGTCGGTCTCGACCTCAACACCTTCACCGATGAGTTCTCGAAGGACGGCAAGTTGTCAGACGCATCCTATGAGACGCTGGCTAAGGCCGGCTTCCCGAAGGACTTCGTTGACGGCCACATCGAGGCCACACTGGCGCTCGGTGAGTCCATCACCAACGCTGGCTATGAAGCTGCCGGCGGCAAGGAGTCATACGGCGTCCTGACACAGTGGGCACTCCAGAACATCGACCCCGCTGACATTGAAACCTTCAACGAGAAGATGACCGGCAACAAGGCGCAGGTGGTGAAAGCCATCAAGACCTTGCGCGATGCGTACGAGTCTGCCACCGGCAAAGAGCCGGCACTGTTGCAGGCCGCTGGTACTTCTAACTCAGGTGATGTGTTCCGTTCGCAGGCCGAAGTGAATGTCGCTATCAAGGACAAACGCTGGGGCAGCGATCCGGCCTACACCGCCGACATCACCGCCAAGATCAACCGTTCCACTTATTAAGATACGGGCAGTCCGCCCAGTGCGCCGTACTCCGAGGCACAATAAATATATCGGGTGCCTATTACTGTGCCTTCCTCTGGAGGGCATAGTGCTGGGCCAATGTGTACTCCTCCACAGTAACCCCGGTGGTGAGCCTCAAGCGCTCCCGCCGTTAATTTTAGTTTCCCCGCTACTCCGCTCCAAAGTTCGAGACCGACTGAGGTCGATAATCTCAAACCGTAAACAGAAGATCGGTGAGACACCCCGCGACCCGCAATGGGTCACCTGTCTAACTCACATCAAGGTATTAACCAATGGCAAACGCCACTGTAATCTCCCTCGGCCAGGACAACGGCGCTGGCTCAGTCGACCAGCTGTTCCTGAAGCTGTTCTCGGGTGAAGTGCTCGTCGCTCTCGAAGAGACCTGCGTCACCAAGGACAAGCATCTCATCAAGTCGATCAAGAACGGCAAGTCCGCTTCTTTCCCGGCAACCTGGAAGCTCGCTGCTTCCTACCACACCCCCGGCGCTGAAATCGTCGGTCAGGCTGTCAACGCCAGCGAGCGCGTGATCACCATCGACGACCTGTTGATCGCTGACTCGTTCATCGCCAACATCGACGAAGCCAAGAGCGCGTATGACGCTCGCTCGATCTACTCCACTGAGAGTGGTCGTGCCCTCGCCAACGCGTGGGACAAGAACGTCCTGCAGACCGGCATCCTCGCCGCCCGCGCCAGCGCCACCGTAACCGGTGCCAATGGTGGTTCGAGCCTCGTTCACGCCGACTATAAGACCGTTGCCGCCACTCTGGCAGCCGGTATCTTTAGCGCCGCGCAGAAGCTCGACGAGAAAGACGTGTCGGAGAATGACCGCTATGCGTTCATCCGCCCGGCCCAGTATTACCTGCTCGCGCAGAGCACGGGTGTCATCAACAAGGACTGGGGCGGCAGCGGCGTGTACGCCGAAGGCACCGTGCTCAAGATCGCTGGCGTCCATATCGTGAAAGCGAATCACCTGCCGATCACCAACGTGACCACCGGCCCGACCGCGTATCGCGTTGACGCGACCAACACCGCCTTCCTTGTGATGAACAAGATGGCTGTCGGCACGCTGAAGCTGCTCGACCTCGCGATGGAAGCGGCCTACGACATCCGTCGTCAGGGCACTCTGGTCGTGAGCAAGTACGCCATGGGTCATGGAATTTTGCGACCGGAGTGTGCGGTTGAAGGTAAGACTGCGTAAGTGATTCACGCCTGCATTGACTGCGGGCGCAGTGAAAGCGAAGTAAGGTTTCAACAGAGACCGAGCGGCAACCTAAGACCCTATTGTGAGGGTTGCCGCTCCATTCGCAATGCGGCTCGGCTCTACGGATTATCTGCAGACGCGTATCACGCCCTCCTAATTAAACAGGACGGGTGCTGTGCGATCTGTGGGATTCACTCCGAGAACGCACAACACAAGTCGTTCAAACGGCTAGTTGTTGACCACGACCATACGTCGGGAAAAGTGCGCGGACTCCTGTGCTCCAAGTGCAATACAGGGCTTGGTCAGTTCAACGATTCCGCGAAACTTCTTTCTAGCGCTATCACATACCTCTCCACCTAACACAAGGCACATTACACAATGGCATCCATTCAAACCTACCAGTCCGACACCTTTGCCGCCAACGGCAACGGCGCGACCATGACCCGTCAGGGCACGAAGCACAAATGCACCGTGTACTTCGGCACAGGCGTGACGTTCGGTTCTGGC